AACAAAAAAAGATGTAAAAAAAGCTGAAAAGAGTTAATATATTTATAAATATTTCTTTTTGTTGTTATGGCTGCTGTTAAAGGTGATGTAGGAAAAGTTATGTTTCACAATGCGGCGGGAACAGAAGCCGACATTGCGGGAACTAGATCTTGGTCTTTATCTATTACGAAAGACACAATGGAAACAACAGTTCAGAATGACACATCAAAAAGCTTTGTAGGTGGTTTGATTTCTGGCGAAGGTTCAGCGGAACTTATTTATGACCCTTCTGGAAACTCAGATTATCAAGCATTTATTGATGATGTATTGGTAACAGGTGATGCGGCTGACGCTTTATTTGAATTATTTCCTGATGGTGGCACAAGTGCAAAGAAAATTAGTTTTTCAGGAATTATCACAGGCGCAGAATATGGAGCAACTTTAGGCGAATTAGAAATCATAAATGTAAGCTTCATTACAAGTGGTGCCATCACAAGCGCTATCTGATACATTGTATTTATTAGTCAACTAATAAAACCAAATGG